TAGATTTCAATAATTATGACAAGTAAAATTAAAGTAGATAATATAAATAAAGTTTCAGATGATTCAAATATCATCAACAAATGTGGTACAACAATCACACTAGGTGCAAGTGGTGATAGTATTGCTTTAGCATCAGGTGCATCACAGACAGGTTTTGGTAGAACAGGAACCGTTGATTGGCAAACAGGATCAATTAAAACTTCTACTTTCACAGCAGTTAATGGACAAGGATTTTTTGCAGATACGTCTTCAGGCGCGTTTACAATGAACCTGCCAGCAGGAACGGCAGGTAATATTGTATCGGTTGCTGACTATACAAACACATTTCAAACACATAATTTAACAATCACACCTAATGGATCTCAAAAAATAGGTGGTGTAGCTGATTCTGCTATTTTAAGCACAGAGGGTTTATCTATAACTCTTGTTTATGTTGATGATACGGAGGGTTGGAAAAATGTTCAAGATTCAACATCAAACGTAACAGGTAATGATATGATGTCTGCTTCTGGTGGAACAGAATCTCAATGTGGAGATTTTAGAATTCACACATTTACAGGACCTGGAACTTTTACAGTAGCAAGTACAGCAGCGTGCGCTGCAAACAATATTGTAGATTATGTAGTTGTTGCAGGTGGTGGGGGTGGTAATAGAAGTTACGGTGGAGGAGGAGGTGGTGGTTTTAGATTTTTTGCAAACACTACGAGTAATCCACAATCAGGTCCAGCTGGACCAAGAAACGGTTTTGGACCTGCTTGCTCTCCAAGTGGAACACAAATTACAGTTACAGCAACTGGTTTTCCAATAACAGTTGGTGCAGGAGGAAATGGATCACCACCATCTGGACCAGAGGGAACATTAAATACAGCTGGTTCAAATTCACAATTTAGCACAGTCATTTCAGCAGGTGGAGGTAAAGGTGGAAATTATACAAGACCAACTGCATCACAACCTGGAACATCAGGTGGTTCAGGTGGCGGTGGGGGATCACATAACGTACCTCCATACTCACCAGCAGCAAATCCTGGAGGTGTTGGAAATACACCACCAGTGTCTCCTTCTCAAGGAAGTAATGGCGGAGCAGGTTTACATATCTCTTGTGATGTTGGTGGCGGAGGTGGTGGAGCTATGGCTGTAGGAGGAGATGGAGCACAACCATACTTAGGTGGTAATGGTGGAGCAGGAGCCGGTGTAACAGGTTTTGGTGCGAGTAATGGTGAGTGTTCTTCAAATGTACAATATTTTTCTGGCGGTGGTGGAGGCGGTGTAAGTCCGGCTAACGCTTCTTATGGTAATAGAGGATTAGGTGGTGGATCAAATGGAGCTAATCCAGCTTTGACTCCAACTCCAGCTTGTGGTGCGGCTAATCAAGGTGGTGGAGGTGGTGGAGGTAATTATGCAGCTGATGTTCCAGGCAATGGTGGAAGTGGAGTTGTAATAATAAGATATAGGTCACAATAGGTAAATTATGAGTGAAATAAAAGTAAATAAAATTAGTCCAAGATCTGGAACCACAGTAACCCTAGGTGATAGTGGTGATACGTTCACAATTCCTAGTGGTGCAACAATTAATAACCAAGGCACAGCAACAAACTTTGGTGCAACAGGTTCGGCGTCTTGGACAACAACAGTTAAAACATCAGGTTTTACAGCGGTTGCTGGTGAAGGATATTTTGTAGATACATCTAGTGGTGCAGTATCAGTTAATCTACCAGCAGGAACACCTGGAGCTGTTGTTGCATTTAAAGATTATTTAAATTCATTTGATACACACGCATTGACATTAGTTCAAAATGGTTCAGATAAAATTGGTGGTTCAGCAATTAATGCAGTTATAGATACAGAAGGTGTTGCGGTTACTTTAATTTTTATAGATTCAACACAGGGTTGGTTAGTAACAGATGATGGTTTACAATCCTCAGTTAAAACAGAGGCTTTTGTAACAGCAACTGGTGGAACTATAACAACTTGTGGTAATTTTAAAATTCATACATTCACAGGACCTGGAACTTTTTGTGTTTCAGACGCGGGTAATGCTTCAGGTTCAAATACAGTGGATTATTTAGTGGTAGGAGCAGGTGGAAGTGGTGGTGCTGCAAATGGAGCTTTTGGAGCAGGTGCAGGTGGGGCTGGTGGTTTTAGGGTTTCTAATACAACTTGTATGCCAGCGCCTCAAACATCTCCTTTGGTAGCTCCAAATTCACCCTCTCCTGCAGCAATACCTGTTAGTGTTACTGGTTTTTCAATCGTAGTTGGTGGAGGAGGTGCATCAGCACCATCTCTTAATTCTAATGGTAACAATGGTAATCTATCATCATTTTCTACAATATCATCTGCTGGTGGTGGTTTTGGTGCAGGTGGATCAACACCAAGTCAAGCTAACGGAGGTCCAGGAGGATCTGGAGGTGGAGGTTGGGGATGTAGTCCAACACCTGGCACTGGAGGAACAGGAAACACACCCTCTGTATCGCCCGCTCAAGGCAATGATGGAGGAATAAGTCTAGGTGGTGGTTCTGGTTACGGTGGTGCTGGTGGTGGTGGCGCAGCCGCTGTTGGAGGTAATACTTCTTCTCCTGCTGTTGGAGGACCAGGTGGAGCAGGATCTTTTGTGGTAAGTGCAGGATTTGCTGGATGTAATGGTACAACCGGCCCTGTTTCAGGAGCTAGATATTTTTCTGGTGGTGGAGGAGGTGGATCTAGTACAGGTAGTCCTGGAGGAGCAGGTGGTGGTGGAAAAGGTGGTGATGGTGGAAGTGACCCTGGAGGAGCTGGAACAGCTAACACTGGAGGCGGTGGTGGTGGAACTAGAGCAGGTACATCTGGTGCGGGTGGCTCTGGTATAGTAATAATAAGGTACAAGTTTCAATAGTTGAATGATAATTAAAATTAATATATAAGGAGAAACATTATGGCACATTTTGCAAAACTAGGAGCTAACGGAAAAGTTATTCAAGTGTTAACTATGGATAATGATAAGATGTTAAATGCTGATGGTGTTGAGGATGAAACAGTAGGTCAACAGTGGTTAGAGAGACACAATAATTGGCCTGCACAGATGTGGATTCAAACGTCTTACAATACACAAGGCGGACAACACAAATTAGGTGGAACACCTTTAAGAGGTAACTACGCAGGTATAGGTTATATTTGGGACGAAGATAACAATATGTTTTTTCCACCAAAACCACATCCTTCTTGGGTAAAAGATACATCTGATGCTCAATGGCATTCACCAATAGGTGATGCACCTGCATTAACTGCAGAACAAACTTCACAAAACGAGGCTCGCACACATTCTTGGGATTATGTTTGGAATGAGGAAGGCCAGTCTTGGGACTTGACAAACAGAATAGCATAAATTACAAAGGTATGTGGTATGCAAAAGAAAGTATTATCTGAAATAGCTTTATATCATGGTGACGTGGCGATGCCTAAAGATTGGGACATTGACCGAGATAAATTATCAAAAGACATTTTACAATCAGTAATTCAAAAAAAACAATTTCCCTTCTCACGAACTTGGGATATGTTAAATACTTATGTGCGAGATCACGTTGGTCTTGAGTATGGTATAAATCTAATTAATAAAGAAACTTGGGGTAATATGTATAAACCTCAAGAAACAACAATTCCATTATTAAATATAGATCCAGTAGATTTACGTAACTCACCAGACTATACATTATTATACGGTGTTAAAGTCAAAGACTGTGTGGTTCGAATACATTATGAAGATAATAGAAGAAAAGGTAGATCTTGGGACATACCATTAATAAATAATGAATTTATAATGTTTCCATCAACGAATATGTATTACCTAACTAATAATCAAAAGGATAGTTTGAATTTTGTACAGACAATAACTTATGAATATATCTAATTACTACTGGTATTTTAGTGGTGTTCTTACACCTAGATTCTGTGACGATGTTATTGAATACGCATTGCAGCAGAAAGAAGTGTTAGCCAGAACTGGTGGATATGACAAAAAAGAATTATCAAAAGAAGATGTAAAAAATATACAGAAAAAAAGAAAATCTGATCTGGTATGGCTTAATGATACCTGGATATATAAAGAATTACATCCATATGTTCACCAAGCAAATAGAAATGCTGGTTGGAACTTTGATTGGGAAAGAAGTGAATCTTGTCAATTTACAAAATATAAATTAAATCAATACTACGATTGGCATTGTGATAGTTGGGATAAACCATATGATCGTAAAGATCCTAATCATCCAGAGCACGGAAGAATTCGAAAACTATCTATGACTTGTCAGTTAACAGATGGTTCAGAATACACAGGTGGTGAATTAGAATTTGATTTTAGAAACTATGATCCACACATGAGAGACGAATCAAAACATAGAATACAATGTAAAGAGATATTACCAAAAGGATCTATCATTGTGTTTCCTAGTTTTGTGTGGCATAGAGTTAAACCAGTAACATCAGGCACAAGATATAGTCTTGTGGTATGGCATTTAGGGAGGCCTTTTAAATGATGAATTTTAATTACAAATTTAATAGTAGGTTTATTTGGTATGGACCTTTAAATACAAAATTTTATATAAATGATAATGTTTATGTTCCTCGTTCTCCAATTTCAAATTATTTAAAAGAATTAATAAAAGATAAAAAAACAATTTTAGATTTATGTTGTGGATCAGGAGCTTTAGGAATTATCTCAGCTTTACTAGAAGATAAATGTTTAGTAGATATGTCAGACATAAATTCAAAGGCTCTTAAAATAGCAAAAGAAAATGTAAATAATCAAAAATTAAATAATCGCATTAGTTGTATTAAAAGTAATTTATTTAAAAATATAACAAAAAAATACGATGTAATAATTGCAGTGCCACCACAAATATCAAAGGAAGAATATAATAATTATAAACAATCATCTCCTGAACCAAAAATTGCTTACATAGCTGATAATGATGGTTTTTATTTTATAAAAAAAATACTAGAGAAAGCTCCTTTATATTTGAATAAAAATGGAATTCTTATAATGGAAACTGGTATTAGATTATCAAAAAAAGTAAAAGAAAATTATAATAATTTAAAAATTAAATGGTATAGATTCAATGGAAAGGATTGTATTTTAAAATATGTTCATAAATAGTTATTTTCCAACGATAATTTGGAGTGAGGAAAAACCAGAGTTTGTTAAATCACTAAACAAAGCAAGCAATAAGTATATTGCTGATGCTCGTAAAAGAGAGAAAGCATACATTAAAGAATATGGTGACTTTGGAAGATCCTATCATTCAACACCACTAACACAAGACAATGATTTTTTAGACTTTAGAAATTACATAGGTCAAAAGTCCTGGGAGTATTTGGACCATCAAGGTTACGATATGTCCCTATATCAAACTATGTTTAGTGAGATATGGGTACAGGAGTTTGCAAAAAAAGGTGGTGGTCATCACTCGGCACACATACATTGGAATCAACACATATCGGGTTTTTATTTTTTAAAGTGTAGTGACAAAACTTCTTTTCCAGTATTTCACGAACCAAAGACTGGAGCAAGATGCACAAAATTAAAAATGAGATCAGACTTAAAAGGTGTATGGGCAGGTCACGAACAATTTCATTTACGACCTAAACCAGGAACATTAATCATATTTCCAGGTTATTTAGAACATGAATTTTCAGTAGACCATGGAAAAGAGCCTTTTAGATTTATACATTGGAATATACAAGCTGTTCCAAAAGAAATGGCAAAAGATGTTTAAAAAGAAAAAGTATACAGTAATCAGACAAGCTATATCAAAAGACCTGGCGGCTTTTATTGCAAATTATTTTATGATGCAGAAACAGGTTTATGATACTTGTAGAGCTGCTAGATATTTTTCACCCTTTGAAAATATACTTGGATATTACGAAGAGCCTGATGGACAGATACCAAATACATATTCTGCTTATGGTAATATCGCCATGGAAACTTTATTACTTAAATGTCAACCAGGCATGGAAAAAGCGACAGGATTAAAATTATATCCTGCTTATACCTATGCTAGAATATATAAAAAAGGTGATGAATTAAAAAGACACAAGGATAGATTCTCCTGTGAGATATCTACCACCATGAATCTTGGTGGTGATGACTGGCCTATATATCTAAGTCCAAATGAGAATGTGGGTGAACCAGATGGTAAGAATATTACAACAGCCAGCAAAGCAAAAGGAGTTAGGGTAGATCTAAAACCTGGAGATATGTTGGTTTATAGAGGTGTGGAGTTAGAACATTGGAGAGAGAAATTCAAAGGCAAAGAATGCGTACAGGTTTTTCTGCATTATAACAATCGTAAGACACCGGGAGCTAGAGATAATATGTTCGACAAACGTCCACATTTAGGTCTTCCTTCCTGGTTCAAACGATGATATAATCTTTAGATGGGGGCAGTACACCACCACATACCTACTGTCCCCTTTTAAGGATTATTTATGAGTTTAGGATTTGACGCAATATCAGCATTACCATTTGCTACATCGGGACCAGATGGTGACGTAGCTGTAGTCGTAACAGGTAATAGTCTATCTATTACGATCGGTAGTGTGGGTATTATCGCAGATGCTGTTACAGAAAATCTAACACCAAATCCACTTACATTAGGGACAGGCACATTAACAATCACTGCTGATGCTAATCATACAGTTACAGGAAATGCTGTATCTTTAGGTTTAGGTGCATTTACCATTAATATAGATACCAATGTGACACCTTCTGGAAACTCGTTGACCTTGGCTACAGGAAATGTTACAATTAGCGCTAACGCGAATGTAAGTCCTACAGGTTCAGGTCTAACACTAGATACAGTAGAACCAGGGGTTATTACGTGGAATGATATTATACCAGGAGCAACAATGGTTTGGACACCAATAAAACCGTACTAATATGGCATCAACATTTTCATCAGATTTATCATTAGAACTCGTAGCAACAGGTGAGAAAGCCGGTCTATGGGGCACAATCACAAATACTAATCTACAATTATT